TCACTCCCTGAACCCCAATATGTAACTTTAATATCAACGACTTCAGTTGCTAATATCTTCAAAGGTAAATTGAAATCAAATGCGACATTTCTGTCTGTTGTTCGTAGCGTGGCCTTCCTCACACTGTCTATATAAATCTCCCACTTACCATTGTCCTCTCCGGAACAAAGCACTTTAGTAATGTACTTAATCCCATTAGCGGGCATGGTTGTCACGGTCGTGAGAGTATTCGCTGTAACATCGGTCTGTTCTCCGACGTGGATTGGTCTATTGTTAGAAGTAATCTGATCTATAGTGATTTCACCGGCACCTATATCAACAGTGGTGTCCATCAGATCACTAAGACTTGCAACTCTTCCTTCAACTCCTACTGGTAAAGGCATTTATTCTTCTCCTATTAACCATTTAAGACACTCAAACCAACCCTTGTAATAATTCTTCTCGTTACTACCTATCCTATCTGCCTTCAGATATCTTTCCCTAACTGCTGTCAACTCTTTGATAATTTCTTTAATCGGTCTTACCTGTTTCTGTAACTTAAGTCTCATCCGCCTTCTGCTCAGATAAGTCTTTAAACTAATCATGCTCCCCTTCCTTCCATAAATGACATCATAACGGTAAAAGCTTCATCAGCAGAAGCGGTATTTATCCCTAAAGTATAAACCCCTTCTGTCGGAGTAGGCGTTAAGTCGTTAACTATCTGAGTTGCTGTATCCCACTTACGAACGATAATTCCATCCTTATCCGTCAATGTTGCGTTGTAAGTAGTAGGTGCACTGGCCGACTTAATATAGACTTGGTTCAATACAGAAGCTACCATATTCTCTGTATTAGCAGCCCACACTCCTGCGACAGTAGCAACTGTCTGAGTCTTATTCGGATACCATTTATGAATGATCATACGTATAGTAAAACTGTTACTGCTGCTGTTATTGTGCTTGCACTTAAATCAAAGATTAAACCATCACTCTGCCATCCTTCAGGAAACCAAACATCACAAGTAACATTAGCTGGTGCTGCCACTTTGATTACCTGATTGCCCTTATTATCAATAAAGACAACAGTATCTCCAGCAGTAGCTGACGTAACATGAATTGCTTTTGGATGAACTATCGTTGAAGATATAGTTACATCTGCTGCATAAGTATCCAAGAAAATTGGATTAGTATTTACATTATTTGCCATTACCGTTCCCTCCTAAGCCTTTCTATATTGCTTGTTGTTGGATCTTCAGGATGCAACCGTCTATTGATTTGTTTAAAACGCATAATCTTTTGATAGTTCCTTTTCTCCCAAGCCATATGCTTCTCAATAGCACCAGGATGTTTCTCAGGTCGCCTCATCTCATCTACTGTAGGCATGCCCTCTTTAATACTTTCTGATAACTCTTTTGATTCTCTGGATAGATTAGCCTCATCACCACCACTCATGATACCTGGCGAACCTTTTTGAATCTGTTCTCCAAGACGATTAGCTCTCTGCTTTAAATAACCTACATCTACACTGCGTTTTGTACCTGTACCAACTCCTGACTCGGCCTCTTTGATGTTATGTTCAATTTCCTTTTGCTCATCCTTGAGAGCCCTCTTCTCTGCCGCGGATAAGATATAATCCTCTGTCACGTGAACCTCCCTTTTGTTTTGATGAGGGCGGTCTGGCCGCCCCCATTTGATTCTAAACATTACGATAAAGCAACAGCTCCTACGTTCTCTACGATAGTACCTTTTCCTGCTGAATCAAAATAGATAATAAGAGTATCTAAGATGTCAGCAAAGGTAGCTACGTTGTTCGTACCATCAAACGTACCTGCAGTCAAAGTCAGAGTATGATCTTGTCCACCAGCAGGCTCACTTGTAGCCTTTACGTGGAAGATACCCTGATGATTAACGGCATCTGCAATAGTTGCAGTAATAGCGGTTGTTGCGTTATTTAACTCTACTGACTGAATGCCAGCAGTTACTGCATTAGCACCAGCGACTGTGAGTTCTACAACCCTTGCTGATACATCTGCAGCGTTATTGAGTTCTGCACCGGTAGCATTGATAGCTGTACCGGCTTGTGATAAATTACCAGTGGAAGTAGCGATAGCGACCTCAGAACCCTTTTCTCCAACGCCTACGCCATTTATACCACTGACTTTGTCAAAATGTGTGTATCCCATTCTTGCACTCCTTTCAGAGCAGGAGAGGGCTATTGCCCCCTCCCACAAGTTAGAACGAACTAAGCTACGTTAGAACCATAGACCCATTTCCAATCGCTAAAGCCGTAGCTATAACGACAGTATGTGGACCATTTGGAAATATACGTATCAAAGTCTTTATCCTTATTGAACTCCACAGGAATACGTTCAAACCATTTCAAGAACAGTTTAGCATAGCGAGAATCCATCAAGAACCAGTTGTTGGTGTCTGTCAGGTAATCCCAAACTAATACCTTATATCTGCCTTTCCAGAAGTTTGCCGTATTATCTGCGACGTTTACTTCCCTATTGCTCATGATGAGTTCCCAAGCAGTCTGCTCCAGTTCTGGAGGGACTAAAAGGCAATCACCACTTGCGTTGATCAAGTTGTCAGTCTCGTCCATATACGCTCTCATAGCCAGACGTGCTGCACTCAAAGAAGTCTTTGATAATGCAGTAGTGCCGGTATTAGATTGCGTTGTGGCGGTACCAACATGGGTGTGTGCGGAATTACAGAGGGAGAGAGTATCTCCACCTGCGAACACGCTGGTGTTAAACGCATTGTTGAACACCGATGCACCGTGTTTCTCTTTGGTTCGTTTTGCAACGAGTGCCAAAGTTTGAGGCCTCTTATTGATAACGCTATACAAATCATCATCAACAAGTTTACGCTCAATCTTAATACCCTTCACCCATTCCTTGTGGGTATAAGATGTTCTGTACTGACCTTTAAAGTCGCCATAAGGAATTGTCCCTTGGAACTCTTCAAGATCCCCTAAACCACCTATCGCATAATCATACTCAACTGCCTTGCCGGATTTCTCCATGCCATACAGCTGATCTATGAGCGAGCCCGGTAACTGGTACTCGTCCATAAAGATTTTGCGTAGTCCTGGATCAAGTAAATATCCAAAGTTTTCCGAAATAACTACGCCCATAATAAAACCTCCTCATTAGCTGTTAAACTATGTAATAACTCTTGTGTTAACAACACCACCAGCAACTGCGAGATGTTCAGAGAACATCAAGTCAGCGTAGAAGGCAGGATCTTCCCCAGCGTAGTTATTACCACTGTGGGCAGCCGCTGTAAGCGGTTCCATTGGTCTACTCTTGCTAACGATATAGTTCCTAATTACCACTGCTGCACCTGCACTTGCTGCCGCATCGTGTCCAGAAACATCAGACCCGTTGGTAGCTAAGTCAACAGAACCACCTGCCACATCCGCTCCATAATCAGCGTGTAGCACGATACAAGTGTCACCAATAGCATTGAGAGACAAATTATCGTCATAGTCTGTAGCTGCAGTTAAAACGGTCGTGCCAGTTGTGGCTCCGACTTGGAATAAGTTACCAAAACCATTGGAACTTCCACCGGTGCTGGTAATATATACCCAGCAACGTTCGTGGTCAGCTACCTGAGTGACTGTGGCAGACTTACCTGTTGCATCTCCAGCAGTGATAGGAACATCGTCAGCTGCTGCAGTTGAATACTTTGCTAAATACACGCCCAACGGATTGATTATGGTTTTCGCATAATAATCCACACCAGTTGCAACCACAGACAGATTAGCTGCTGGGACTGCTTCTAATGTAACTCCGATGATGTTAGATAACACATCTGAATCGGCTTGTATCGCGGAACCGGTATTCTCGGCTGTTGCTACAGGACCCGAACAAACTGCGGCCCCTTCTACTATTTCTGCACCTGCATTATAAACACGGATGTCTCTAATAACAGGTTCGCCACCATTATAATCATAGTGCCATATCATTGTTGCCTCCTTGTATTGGGTTCTCCCTAACGCTTAATGTTTAATAAGGGTGCACCCGGATGATTGCTTTCACCGCCATATTCATACTGAAAAGGTAATCCACACTTCCTACAACGATAACGCTTGCGTGTGGGCCCTAAGTTCTCAACGAACCTTATTGCTCGGCTCTTGCAAACAGGACAACTCAGGTTGCCCCTAAATGCTGCCCTACTAATTCCTCTCGTAAATAAACTCATCTCTACACCATCTTCTTGTAGCGTACATAATCTTCTCTTGGAACGCCCATAGCATCAGCTGCAGTC